GACTTGACAGACACATTAATGTCACACAGTTCTCAAGACGGCTCGAATATAGAGCCAAATCCAGTGAAGAAAGCAGACCCTTTCTTCGAGAAGGTACTAGGGTTCCCGGCAGTTTTCAAACTACACCAACCAAAGATTGACAATATGGTTGAGCCCCAGTATCCTAAAAATCGTAGGGTAACCTACAAATTGCAACGTTCCGTTAATTGGACCACCGATAAACTCAAAGAAATGAGTAGGTGGCACCCAGTTGATGATAACTTGCACAATTACCATGAAGACAACGGCCACCCCATAGCGGCTTCTTGCCGCAACATTGCTGAAGCTTGGGCAATATCATATTGCATTAAGAATTGCTTCAACAATGATATGGGTGGTGGATGGTTAGGCGACGTTGGAGGCAACCCTTTTAGACATGAGAATGCCAAGAGGGATTACATACACTCCATATGTCCCACCATCCTTCCATCAGATGTGACTCGTGAGCGAGCCATCAACTCTTGCCAACATACATGGCAGGAATGTGGTTGCCGTTCGTTCAACATGACCTTTTCAGTCCATGCGGCATACTACATATCTCCAGAAGATACTGTGGCATGCATCAAAAGGCAGAAACTGAAACAACACGTGGCCGTCGTGCATAATTATGCATTGCGGCCTACACAATTGCATTGTGGTGAAATCACTGTACATTATGGTGACATGATGGAGGTGAGGGCTGATGGAAACATATATAGTTACCATCATCCGCTACCATGGTGGGTGGGGAAGAGTTTTGTGAATGTTGGAAATGACACACTCTGTGTCACAAAACTTCATTCAGTGGGAGACGACCTTGTTTTGCTGTTTACCCTAGTGGAAAACAAAGTAATCAGGGACGCTGCTACTCAGATTGTAGATGATAGGTTGGATAAAATTTGTCGGGAACATTTTAAAATCTATCAAACAACTGACAAATACTCTTTACGTTCTTTCACTGAGGTCGTCGCCAAACATGCTGTCACGTGTGGCTTTGATAATTACCATGCCCAGAAATATGCTGGGCAGTGGTACAAAGAACAAATGACAGAAGTCGAAAAGGTGACCAAAATCACCTTGACCCAGGAAAAGGCCATCGAGCAGCATAACAAACAACTGTCCACTCTTACTAGTAGGGCAGGAGCTTGGGCTAGGTTTTTCCATGACAACCGTGCACTGATATACGGGGGAGCCGTAGCATTGCCGTTTGTCGCAGCAACTCTCTTTCCTAAACAGCTCAAACCAGCACTTGCTACGTCAGCATTTACCATTCTGTCCATGCAGGCCACGGAAAAACTTTCCATTCATGTGGCCGTGACGGACTATTGCACGACGAGTGATGTTGGGGTGGTGGATGCTAACAAATGCACCCATTTCCCAGAGTACAAGAAAGACAAAGACTGTAAACCTAAGCTCAGGGCATACCCCATGCTGTACGTCCCCAGCCGCATACCCGCATACCCTAGGAATTGCTATCATAACGTATACAAAGCGATAACGAACCGCATGTTGAACGTGACTGAAGTGGTTCCTAGTGCTTGGGATGGCATCAAATGGCCAAAAGAGCTTTATGATGTAGTGGAGGCTGCTAAAACTGACCTTAAACCGTTGCAATTTGAACAATGGCTCGAGCGGTTTGACGGTAAGAAGCAGAAAACTCTATTACGTCAGAAAGAAAACTACAACCCATACAGCACCAAAGCGGTTAACCACACCAAATGCTTCCTCAAGTTTGAGGCTACCAAGAACCAGGCTAAATATCCAAGGTGCATTTGTGCCACGGACATTGAGTTCAATTACCAAGTTGGGAGATGGATAGTACCATTAACTGAGATTACTGCTAACATCCTAGATAAGAATAATAGGTTTTACCTGCCGTTGCAGTCCCACGGTGAAGAAATCGCCAGCTATATTGTCAGTATGCATGATTATGTTGAAAATGACATGAGTAGCTTCGACTCTTCACAATCTCAGTTCGCCCTATCACAAGTTTACAAGTTTTACCGTGATTGTGGCGTTCCAGATGAAGTTGTTGAATACTTGGAGAAGGACCTGGAGCCTACTGAAGTTGAAACCTCAGTGGGCATCAAATTCAAGGGTAAGAACTTCCGGTTTAGCGGCCGTGGAGACACCTTGCTTGGTAACACAGTGTTGAACCTTTTGATAATGAGTAATGCGTACCCTCACGTCAGGAAAATGATTGTCAAAGGTGATGACTCCGTAGTTGATGCACCCTTCGGTGGTGACCGCGAGGCTGAGTCATTCATTACTCAATTGGGATTTAAACCTAAAATATCCAGAACCAACATTGAGAATGTTGAGTTCTGCAGTAAATTGGTGGTCCCAGTCAAAGGAGGTCATATCATGGGGCCCAAAATCGGAAGAATGTTGGCCAAAACTTTTTGGTGCCGCAACACGAATCGAAAAGAAGATCAAATGCAACAGCAGCTGGGCGCAGTTGTCAACGGTCTGAGGCACGAAATAGAATGTATACCGATTTTGAGCCAGCTGATGCCCCTCGCCGGGGAAACAGCGACATCCAACCCTTATGCTCTTCACAACGCAGATGAACATGAGGCCACCCACGAAACATATACATACTACGCAAACCGTTATGGTATAACAGTGGATGATTTGTTGGGTGTCAAACTTCAACTTAAACAATTCCCATACACCGCCGATGGTGCGGTAATCGAAAGGATAGTGGACAAAGACTGGGGCACGGAAGAAAACCGCGACCTTCTGGTCTACAAAAGAAGTTTCGATTACGATCTGCTCCGCGCACCGGTAATTGAGGAAGTGCTCAAATGGTACTTCGGATTACCCATGGCCATACTCATCGGCGGCATCGAGAGCTATATAACACGCAAACCATACAATTTGGTTATGCATGTTTTGTTGGGAATGATGCCATTGCCTTTGGCAATAACCATGCACACGTGGCACAACATGCAAGTCGACGCTAAGTTGTCGATGGGCCCGCTTGTAAAGTCACACATGGCTAAAAATAAAGGTAAGAAATCTAAGAGTGCTAACAAGATTAGCAAAAATCAGGGTAAAACGCTAGAGCAAGCGTTAGGACCCATAGTACGCAGTGCCCTAGCCAAAGGTCTGAGAGCTGGGGGAGCGTACGCCGGTAACTTTGTTGCACCCGGAATCGGGGCAGCGGTTGGTAGGAGCGCTGGTGCAGGTGTGTCACGAATTTTAGGATTTGGTGACTACACTGTGAGCAAAAACTCACTTACTCACGCACCTATCTTCGGCAAAGGCAACAATGAGATCAGGATCAAAAACCGTGAGTTTATTACTAACGTCACAGGTTCCACATCTTTTGCTTCGGCCAATTACCGGATCAATCCTGGTAACAAAGTAATGTTCCCGTGGTTGAATGGAATAGCATCATCATATCAGCAGTACCGTGTCAATGGAATGATCTTCCATTTTAACAGTACAAGTGCTGACGCGCTTAATTCAACCAACACCGCATTGGGTACCGTCATGTTGTCAACAAACTATGATTTGAGCGAGCCAAATTTTGAGACCAAGACTCAAGTTTTGGCTGCTTATTTCTCAAATTCAGGGAAACCCTCGGAGGACCTCACACATGCCGTCGAGTGCGACATGAAGAGCAGACCGATTGACGTACTGTATGTGGACCACGGAGGTGAGAATCTTAACTCACCACAGATGTATGACCTTGGCAACTTCCAATTCGCCACCGAGGGCATGCAGGCTTCAGCACAGATTGGCGAGCTTTGGGTTTCCTATGACATCACTTTCTACAAACCTAGATTTTCCGAATGTGATGCATACACCAAGCTATCTAATGGAGCATGGAGTTCTACAAGTCCCCTTGGCCTAATACAGACCGAACCGGAGGGCCTGCCATTACCAGTTAGTGCAACCGGTGCGGGGTATGACACCATTGATTTGTCAGCCTACGCCGGTAAAACTGTAGAGATTCGTGCAGTGCTGACTGGCACATCAATGGTAGGACACACATTGACTGTGGCTTCAGAAACCAACATTACTTCTACCTTGCGTCTCAAGTTGAACTCCGCTAGTTCAATTGGTGCATTTGGGAACGGCGGCGGCACTTGCTTCGTGCTTGCTTACGACGTCCCTATTGACCAGACAGTCCATTCCAAGGTGCAGTTCGGATGCACCTTTACTTCTGGTACTGCACTCTTCGTAGACCTAGCAGTCTTTGCCATTGAGAGTTAGATTGATAAAAACACAAAACCAAACAAAC